CCATTGTTTCTAGTGATACTTTATCACTCAAAAATTTTTTAAGAAGTGGAGGATGCCCCTTTGAGCAATTGAAGACATCATCAAATTTGTTTTCTTCGAATAAAGACTGACTTTCTTCTTTAAAGACATAAGAAAGAGATTGAACCTTCCTTTGCCAGGTTTGATATCTTTCTTCACCTTCTTTAATCATTTCACCTATCCAAAGAGTTTCTGGATCGGGACAAGATGCAAAATTAGCAACAAAAAATTCTACTACTTCTTGCTCTGATTTTTGCCTTGCTAATTTTTCGAACCAGAACCTGTCCTTACGTTTATAGAAAGATTGAACTGTTGCTCTTACCTTTTTATTATATTTAAAATAATCATAACTATCTTTAGTAAAATGATTTTTCAGAGCAAGGTATTCACGGTAAGCATCGTATGGCATCATTAAAAAATTAGTTTTGCTCGGGAGGTTTTTTTGAGAAAGTTAAGTTCCATCGCCTCATATTTAATCTTCTCTTTCAAAGGTTTTGATATAAGTTTAGGAATAGATTCTAAATCAATAGTGTTTTCTTCACAATAAAATACTATTGCATCAATGTAATTAATTTTTTGACTTGATACTATTTTTTCAATTTCTTCAGAAAATTTTGCAGAAGAAATGAATTTATTTTCAAGTGCTTTTTCTAACTCATTCTCCATTTGACCCAGTATTGTGATGTACAAATTCTTTAATGTAACGAACTAATAGTTTAATATAGTCTCCTTTATTCCTTTTGTCAAACACTTTTACTTCTCCACCAGGAGTGACCATCAATGTAATGAGTTTTTCAACTACTTTTCCAGTTAGTTCATAGTATGCCGCAGCATAAAATGTTTCTTGTACAAAATAGTTTTCAATCCACTTTTCTGGTTTTATTTTCTCTGAAGTCTTAAAGTCAATAACTGCAAGTTCTCCTTCATATTCTGCAATACAATCAACTCTCCCCGCAAGTCCCAAGTACTCTGAATAAAGAGTTCTTTCAATTGCATGAATATTATTTATCTTATCTAGGTATGGTTTAGCATGATGAAACATGTGTTTTGTTAAGAGTTGATAATCATCCCAGTTCAACTCTTTATTTTCAAGATAATCTTGGCATACTTGGTGAAAGTCAGTTCCTCTTGCTGTTGCTTTTTTAGTGATTCGATTTGCTTCTTCAAGACCAACTCTCTTACGCCAATCAATAAAAATCTGACGATTATAAAAAGAAGTTACAGAAGTAATAGAAGGCACCCAGTCCCCATTAAGTAGATTATAGAGACGGATGCTTTCTGTTGTCTTACATTCTAGTTCAATATCACCTAAGTAATTATGATGAATAAATGTCATAGATTCAATTCAGTTTTTGCTACAATATACTCTTTAACTAATCCAGAACGAACAATATCTTCAATACCAAATTCAATAATATCAAATGATGGCATTATACGAAGAATCTTCATAAAATCAATAATACCATTCTTCTCATTAGTTTTAATCAAATCACTTTGAGTGGCATCACCACAGAACATAATCTTACTATCTTCACCAACCCGAGTAATAATAGAATCCAATTCATGGAAGTTAAGATTCTGAAATTCATCAACAATAATAATTGCTTTGTCTAGAGTAGTTCCGCGAATAAAAGAAGTACTCCAAAAACTAATCGTACCTTGAGTCTTAAGGTTTCCATAGAGCATCTCAAAAGATGGGTCATCTGGCATATTAAACATGTACTTTACCATATTCTTATATGGAATTTGATAAAGAGAAGACTTATCTTCATGATCTCCTGGAAGAAATCCAATCTCGCGGGTTGCTACAAGAGACCTAACGATATAAATTTTTTCGTAAGGAGACCTTTCATCTAAAACTTCTTGAAGTGCATTATAGAGAGTGATGAATGTTTTACCCGTACCTGCTGCACCGTAAGCAACGATGTTTTGTCCTGATTCATATGCTTTGAATAAAAGCTTTTGATTTTCGGTGAGAGGTTCAACATCTCTCACCAAATCAGTACTGATTGGTTTCTTTCTCTTTATTTGTCTCGCCGTCATACCAACACCAATCGGTTGATCATCTACTCTTTTTCTTCTTGCCATATAAAAAATTAAACTGGTTTTACTTTTGACCCTGGCATTTTGCTTGCACGATGCAAGACATCATTCCATCCGGGATGAGACTTCTTTAATTTATCATAAACTTCACCTATTTCTCCAGATGCTGGACAAGTTGATGGATCACTCCAATCCCTATCCCATTCTGGATTATCTTTTTTCCATTGATCCCATTCATGAACACTGAGAACAATCTCTTTTTGTTCCCCAGTGACCTTATTATAAACTGGATAAGTTGCCAACTTTATTCCTCCATAGTATATGGGAGTATTTATTCAAGTGTTAGTGACGGAGCATCTTCACATTCAATGCAGTCAATACACTCTTGAATATCCGGACTATCTTTTAAGTATTTTTGAAGATCATCTTCAGTAAGAATAACTTTAAAGATGTGTCCTGTTAGATGATCTTTTAAACACCAACTCTTCATAAAACCTCAGGGAGAAAGTCTTGCTCTATGTAGTCGCTTCTCCTCATAATACTTCCACACATTTGGAGACCATCTCTCAAGGTGAGGAGCAATCTGCTCACACAATGCTTGAATCTCTAGTTGTGCGTCCATCTTTGCTCGCAAATCCATAAAGTGAAGAACAGAGCGTAGGTTAAAAGAAACCACAAAGTTCTGACGAATTGCTTGTGCAAGATAATCCCTAATGTGTTCTTCACACATTCCCTTTTCATACTTTGCGGCATAACGCTTACATCCTTCTAGAATCCAATCAAGTTCGTCTTGGTAATCTTCTTGAGTCCAATCATACTTCTTACCATAACGATTGGTATAGAAACCAGGAGGACGAACAAAGAATACATCTTCTGGTTTTAGTTCCCCACTTGCAACTTTAATGACCCTCTTTCCAGTATATCTTTGGGATTGAACATCAAAGCTTACTCCGACTCTATGGGTCCTTGCTTGCATCGCAACGTTATGAACATACCCAGAGACCGAAAACGTGATTGAGGGGTGTTCTAGAGGTCCCCAGTGCCCTTTCTCATTGCTTAGGAGACGTTCTACTGCCCATTTGCCACATTCAGAAGGAGATGGGATCTTTTGGTTCTGAATCGGAGTCTCTGAATAGTCATTCTTACCTGCTTGATAAACAACTTGTTCAGGAAGTGGATAACACTGAAGCATAGCAACTTCAAGATTCTTATCAAGTTCCAGTAGGTCTTTTGCTTTAATAGGTTTCATTTATTCTCCTTAATCTTCTTCGTCGTAAAACACTTCATCATAATCAGTTAGGAATCTTTTAACTTCCTCATAGTGAGGATCTTTAGGTTCAGAATAAATCTCTGACTTTAGACATTCTACCAGAGATTCAAGGTTTCTAACAATCACTTTAAGCTTTTCTACATCCATTTTTATCACCCTCGACAAAGGTAATTATACATAAAAAAAGAGAGGGAGTCAAGTCCCTCTCTTAGAATATTTACTTATTCAGCAATAAGATTTCCAAATAAATCAAGAAAATAAATGCGGTTGATGCTCCAGTAATAGCAGCAATCACAGCAATCATTTTCCTGCTCCTGCATTTGCAAGCAGTGCTTGATGACGACGTTGCTCTTTTTGCTTCTGCTCTTTAATAAGTTGAAGTACGTTGAGTTTTTTCATTTGTGCCCCTCTTTTACAAACTTAACACCACGATAGGTTTCATTGTATTGTTGAGGTTGTTGCATCATTTGTTGCTGATAATGAATACGCTTTTGCGTATCATACTCTACGCCGCGATATACTACCTTAGACATTAGGGTTCTCCTTAGTTTTTTAAGTTAAAGAGCGTTCCTTCAGTCGGCGTTTGCGTTCGCTATTTGCGAATAGCGAATGAACGATCCGTTCCGCGTCGGCTTACTTCCGTCCCATAGGGATGAACGTAAGGTCATTATAGACCTGTTAGTATAGTTATGCAAATAAAATTGTAAAATATTATACCAAATTAATCTCTAGTAAGCCAGTCATCTGGTTTATCTTGACTAAAGAAGTCAATAATATCATCTACACCATTAAATCCTGTTCTATGATTTGATGGATCTGGATCGCCTAAATCTAATTGATTTAGAAAATCATCCATACCACCTTCTTGCATATCTGGATTAGCGGCACGGCGTCTTGCTTGTCTTAGAATAGTTGAGGCAGAACGATTTATTTTTGCTAACTTTTCCGCCCATATCATTTCATTTAACTCTACGGATTCGCCCTTTACAATTCTCTCACAGATTGCTTCAAGGCGAAGACGGTATTGAGTAGAGAGCATAGTCTTCTCCAGGTATAGTGTATTTAGTTATCGCTCAATATAACTTAAAGTGTGATTAGTTGCATAGAGTTGATGAATAATCATATCGCATCCAATCTTTGGATTGCAGTCACCACAAGTATAAACGTCTACAGCTGCTTTACCTTCTTCAGGCCAAGTATGGATACTAATGTGACTCTCAGACAACAAGCAAATTACAGTGACTCCCTGTGGTTCAAACTTTTTAGAAATAGTCTGAACCACAGTAGCACCACTTGCAACTGCCGCGTTTTCTAATAAGTCTATGAGACAACGCTCGTCGTCCAAAAGAACAAACGAGCATCCATACAAGTTAAGTAGATAATGCTTTCCCATTTTACAGTGGATTCTCCTCCGCTTCTTTGATTAAGGAACTCACAATCTCTTCTGTCCCATCTAATGTTTTGATAGCGTAGAGAGATGATTTTTGATATTTTTTTACTTTTTTATATTGCTTTAAAAGTTTATTTAAATCATTTTTAGGAAGTTCAAATTCAACTTCTAAATCAGTGTTAAATCCTTTATTCATTTTCTCTTTTTCTTTTCTGACTTTTGATAACCCCATAGTTTAGGATTTGTTCTCCCATACCCAAAATCAATTTTTTTAACAGATCCAGAACCATACTTATCATAATACATATCAAAGATACGGACTCTAGATCCTCTGACTAGATCAATAAAAGATTTTCCATCCACTTCATACCAAATTAAATACGCATCATTAGGAAAAGAAGGATCTTTTACTTTATCGATAGATGTATTTTGAAGAAGAATATCACAACCATATTCTTGAGGGAAAACTTGCTTTTCATTATTTGAAGATTCTGTCATAGATTTCCCCTGTGCTCTTTTTACAACATCATGCAATTTACTCACGAACGCCCACCCCATTGAATATCAGGATATGCTTCACTCACAATTTCTTTAGTAATTTTATACTTAGTTTGAAGTTTTTTGTCTTTTACAAGACAAACAATTTCTGCTTCAAGTGGATGAAGTCCCTGTAGAATGTTAATAAACATAGTTTCTCTACGAAGAGAACTTAATCCATCATTACCACCTTTTACAAAATTATAAAACATATGATATTCTTTTCTAATTGAAGATTTACCTTGGTCCATAGATCCAAGAGAATTTGAATTCATTTCTTCCATTTTAGAAACTGCATCTTCAATTTTTCCACTTAATGTTCCACTGTAAGAAGTCTGCTCTCCCGTGCTTGCATAGGGAACATCTCCCTCAGGAAGTAAAGAAATTACAGTCTCATCAAAGTTCCAAATCAAAATAGTTTTCAAGGATAAATCATCATATTTCTTTAGGACTTCTACTTTTTTAGAATTTGATCTTTGTTTTGAAACTAAATTTAGAATTTCAAATATAAAAGGATTTGAAGGTAAAGTTTCAATTGTTGCTTTAGGTTTTGTTTTAGTTATCGCCATAATTTTTAATACAAATCAGTTTAACATAGTGATTTTGGTTATTTATTAATCTTCTTCATTTTCATCATCACCTTCATATTCTTCATCATCAAAAAATCCCTCTTCAAAACGAACAGCTAATACTTCATCGGGAATTATATTTCCATTATTATCAAGAAATTCTGGATGAATATTGCGAATACCGTAAATTCTTTCTACTTGATATTGTTTTAAAATCCAACCACCAATTAAACCGATGAAAAGGAACATTACGCAAAATAAAGTTGTAAAGGTCAAAATGATTGATAGTTCCATTTGCTTTCTCCAGAGAGTTTATTTTTTTCTAATATCGAAATGAAATTCTATAAAAAAATGAAACTCTCTACGAAAAAGAGAAATCATCTTACCAAATTTCATTTGAAACGTTTTTGGTGTAGATTCTTTCCTCCTATTTCGTAGTAATAATTCAATACCTCGATTAATTTGAGG